AATATGTTTTTTATCTCAATATCAAAATGTTTCGCAAAGGCAAAGTCTCTCTCATCCCCCGCAGGAACCGCCATCACAGCACCTGTTCCGTATCCTGCAAGAACATAATCGCCAAGCCAAATAGGGACAGGTTCTTTAGTAATAGGATGTTCTGCATAAGCCCCTGTGAACACTCCTGAAATAGTCTTCACATCCGCCATTCTGTCTCTTTCGGAGCGTTTGGAAGTGGCTTCTATATAGGCTTCCACGGCTTCTTTCTGCTCTGGCGTAGTGATTTTTGAAACCAATTCGTGTTCTGGAGCAAGTGTCACGAAAGACACCCCAAAAATAGTATCAGGGCGAGTAGTGAAAACCTCTATAAAATCATCAGAACCTTTAATACCGAATTTCACCAAAGCACCCTCAGATTTTCCTATCCAGTTTCTTTGGCTTTCTTTCACTGCTTCTGACCAGTCCAGCCCGTCCAGCCCTCTCAAAAGTCTGTCCGAATAAGCTGTAATACGCATAGACCACTGCATCATTTTCTTTTGATAAACAGGGTATCCGCCACGCTCTGACTTACCATCTTTTACCTCATCATTGGCAAGAACCGTTCCGAGTGCAGGACACCAGTTTACCGTAGTCTCTGCTCGATAAGCCATTCTGTAATTCAATAAAATATCTTGTTTATCCGCCTCAGATGCGTTTAGCCATTCCTCCGCAGTGAAATTTAGTTCATCGGACTGAACGGCATCAAGGTTTTCTGTTCCGAACTTTTCTAAATGAGCCACAAGGGTAGAAATATTCTCCGCTTTGTCCGTAGCCTTATTATACCAAGAATGAAACAGTTCTATGAATATCCACTGCGTCCATCTGTAATAGGCTGGCTCAGAGGTTCTTATTTCCCTGCTCCAGTCAAAGGAAAAGCCTATTTTTTTAAGCTGCTGTTCGTATCTATTGATGTTTTCCTCAGTGGTAACCGCAGGGTGCTGCCCTGTCTGAATCGCATATTGTTCAGCAGGAAGCCCAAAGCTGTCATAGCCCACAGGATGAAGGACATTGTACCCTTGGTGTCTTTTGAATCTGGCATAAATATCACTCGCAATATACCCCAGCGGATGCCCCACATGAAGCCCCGCCCCCGATGGATAAGGGAACATATCTAAAACATAATATTTCGGTTTACTGCTTTCTGACGGCTGCTGGCTTTTGAAAGTTTGGTTTTCTTCCCAGAACTTCTGCCATTTTTTTTCTATCTCTTGATGATTGTAAAACATGGTCTGATGATTTAAAGAGGCAAATTTAATATTTTGAAATGAAAAAGCCCTACTAAAAAGTAAGGCTTATGAATATTTTAATCTAAAACAATTATAATTTCTGCATTGTTACATAAACTGTCCCTGTAAAGAGGAATCCTCTTACTCGTAAATCAGTAACACTTTCCTCTGCTTCCAGCTCTGTACTTGTAAGTTTTTTCACTATGGAACGGGTAGTCTCTGGCCCTATATTTACAACCAGTTCTTTGGTATCCTTGTCAAAAGTGTAGGTAATATTTCCTTCTCTTTTCTTTTCACAGCTCCCTGATAGATTCGCCCACACCTCTGTAGTTCCTGTTCCACCTTGTAAAAAAGTAGTCTTTGTCTTTTTTTCACAAGAAGTAATCGGCGCATCCATATCTATAGGAGTAGTTATTCCAAGGACAGTGATATTCCCTTTTAATCTCGTTTTTGTAAGATGATCACCTTGTTATATTTTCCAGCCTTAAGCATTCTCGCCATCGCTTGCCCCCGGTTCTTGTTCATCACCGCGTTTTACTTCTACGGTTTGTTTCCATGCTTGACTGAATTCTTCTCCACCAGCATAAGGCGGTAAACCCTCACGGCGGCGGACTTCATTCGGGCACATTACACCGGCTTTAATCGCCACATCGTAACTCTTGAAGCGCTCGCTTTGACTTGTGCGCAATAAGTCGCTTGTATCAAATTCGATTAAGTAACGTTTCTTGCTGTTGCTGCCTAAATCAATCATCAAGGCATCTTTTAGCTGCTGTTCAAAATTAGTTAGCCAAGGGCGCAAGGTTTGCGATAAAAAGGCTCGACTGGCTTCACTAAAGTTTGAATAACTGCTATTGGAATAGTCTTGAAGGAAAATCGGGCTAATGTTGTAGATTCTGGCAATATCGGAAATTGTGAACGTACGACTTGCTAACCATTCCGCATCTTGGTTTGTCATGCCTAACTGTTTATATTCCATTGAGCCTTCAAGGATGGGTGTTTTCCCTGCGTTCTTCGCCCCCTTGTAACGTTCAAGGGCTTTTACCGCTTTTTGTGCTTTGGCATCGTCTAACCATTCGGCGGTAGTAATTAAGCCACTTGCCATTAAGCCATTTTTCATCATTGCCGATCCATGTTTCTGTTGAGCAATGCCTAAGCCTACGGTTTCACGGCAAATCGTAATTGGCGAACGCCCCATGAAGCCATCAAGGGAAGAATGGCGTAAATGTAGGATTTCATCTTGAAGATAGTTTTTGCTGTTGCCGTCTAAGTCGGTAATTTGATAGATATACTCGCCGCCAACTTTACGATAGATATTGACCGCACTTGGTTCGTACGGGGTAAGGCTGATTGGTTCGCCTTTGCTGTTCCATTCAATCACCGCATAAGCGTTACCATTTAATAGGCAATGACGCATCATGGTATATTTGAATTGATACGGTGTTTGGCTACGGTTTGGCATTTCATTTAAGAGATAGTCCACCGGGTGACGATAAACGCGCTCGCGGCCATCGTCTTTAAGCTGATACAAATAACAAGGCATACTGGCCACCGCTTCTGAAATAACGGTAACGGCACTCATCACCGCCGGTAAACTTTCCGCCGTGTTCGGGCTGACAAATTCCCCCGCGCCGGTGTTTGATACGCCAAGATAAGAAAGCAGCTCATTAATTGCCATCGGTGCGCTACGTTGTTCTTTTCGTCTGAACGGGTTCCACATACTACGCCTCCGCCACATCGAGCCACTGTTTCAAAAGTGCGGTGGATTTTCCTTGCGTTTTTCCCTTCGCGGTTGCCATTGATCGTTTGGCAATCTCAACGCTACTTTCAGGATAGGCAGGAATACTGGTAACGGTGATTTCAAATAATTCCGCTTTCGCTACTGTGCGTTGACAAGGCTCTACATCAAAATTCCATGTTTCTTCTTTAGCCCAAAAGCCGAAAGACATCCCGCTAATATCGCCGCGTTCAACACTTACCAACAAATCACGCCCTAAGGTGGTATCAGGTGGCATTAATTCAAAACGTAAGCCTATTGCGTCTTCTTCCAGTTTTAAGGTTCCCGCACGGGTACGCCCTAATAGTTTGGTATGGTCGTGTTCAAATAACGCCCGTACATCGGCACCGCTACTTAAACTTTCACTAAACGCATTCGCACTGAATTGTTCTACAAAATCGCAATAAAGCACTTCAGAAGGGCTGTCCCACTTCACCACATAGCCAACCAGTTTTTTATTCTCGCTGTCTGCGGTGATTTCGGATGAGCGGATTTCAAATTCTTTATTCATACTTTCCCTTTTAACAAAAAGGGGGCTTAATTGCCCCCGTTGGAATTTGACGATTAAGCCGTAACTTCAATGAACTTGATTGCGTTACTATCTACCACGCCACCACCAAGATATTTATCAGTATGGACTTTATAGAAGCCCGGTTCGGTAATGTTATCAGGGCGGGTTCTTACACCGGTTTCGTGATCTACAATGAAGTAACCGCGTTTGAAGTCACCAAAGGCAACTACCGGTTTATTGGCACCACTTGCCGGCATGGTCTCAAGGAAGTAAACCGGACGACCTAAAAGGGTAGAAGGCGCATCTACGGTTAAACCATCACGCCAAATAAAATCGCCGTTTTTGTTTTTGAGTTTTTGTAATGCCGCCGCAATGGTGGAAGACATCACCCAAACGGCATTTTTACGGTATTTGCTGTGTAAGGTGTAGAACAAATCAATTAGCGTATCGGCGGTGATTTTGTCGGCACCGGCAACGTCTAATTTTTGTAATTTACCAAAGGCGCGTACTTTGTCCGCTTCGGTAGAGCGTTCATAGGATAAGAAGCCTTTTGATTTCTTCGTGCCGTCACCGCCGGTTAAGTCGGTTTCTTCGGTTTCGGTGAAGCTTTCGGAAATTTCATCAGTCAGCCAACCTAAAACATCAATACTGGAGAAGTCCAAAATTTCTTGAGTGGTTTTCGGATAGGCATAGATAGGATTTAAAGCAATGGCAACTTCATGGAGTTTCGGTGTAGTGGTGCCATTGCGGGCTTGACCTTCCTCACCATGGGCTACTACTGCACCACCGGCGGAAACCAGTTTTTTGTATTCTTTCGCACCAACCGGCAAGCGGACCACGTTACAAATTTGACGCATCACGCTATCATCGGTTAAGCGTTTCATTACGTCTTTATCCAATTGTGGGATCACGGTATAACCGCCATCTTCTTGACCGGTGGTGGAAAGATTTCGTAATTCACCCGTTTTAATGTAGTGGCGTAGTTCGTCATTGCTGAAGGTTTTACCGCGTGTTTCTACCGGCTTGCCTTTGTCGGCAATGTTACGTTCTTCATCGGCCACCGTTTCATAACGGGCGATTTCATCGCTCAATTGTTTGACCAAATCTTTCAACTTTTCAAAATCAACGTTTTCGGCATCATTTAATGAGCGATTTTCTTGTTCTGCTTTGTCTAACATAGCGCGCATTGCTGCGACTTTTTCCGCTTTTTGTTGGCGTAGTTCTAACAGTTTTTTAAACATAGTTAATCCTTTTAAAATCATCTTAATTAAGACGGCTTATAAAAAGCCCATAGAACAATATATACACAAAAAACAGGAAGTAAATTGCTTAAAAATTAATAGTTTAGCTACGTTAGGATACGTTTAGTGGGTGAAATTTGATTGCTTGTTTTTTATACAGGCATAGATAGGAAAATATAATTTAGATGGGGTTTTTAAAGAGTGAACACTAGTGAACACCCTATTCACTATATAAATATATG